GGAGTGAGCACCACCGGAGTAACCCCTCCGGGACTGGGATACCGTTGTGAAATTTTGGTATTCTGGTTCTGAGGGGGGCGGAGAGGGAGTTTTCGTACCCAGGTACGTTTAACTTCTTTTTCGGGTTCTGGCTTCTTTTGTACAAGCAGCCCGAGTCTCTGCCGTATAGGCAGGTTCTCTGGGGCTTCTGTCGCTTGGGGAGGCTGGAACCTTTTTATTTCTCTTCCGAGTATGTCAGGGAGCTTTACGGAAGATCTGTAGAGAGGGGTTGACAGGAAGTGTTGTGACACTTTCTCGTGAGACACTGGCTCGTCCCATGACTTCGTAAGAAGTTCAAGGGCCCGAGTCCAGCGCCTGGCGCGTAGGTGTGACCGCACTTTCCTTGTCAACCTAACTGTTACTCTACAGTAAAGCTCCTTATTGACATACTCGCCCTTTTTATTTTTAACGAAGTACTCCCGAGCCTTTAGCAGAGTGGATATCTTCGGGGCTTTACGCACCGCGTTCGCGCGGCGCTTAAACTCTCGAACATATTGTAGTCTGCTTAAGGGCTTGGGGGTCTTCGTCGGGGTGCCGTGGGCCGCCCGGTGGTTGATCTCTCCCTGGGTCTTAGCCGAGGTTAAGACGTCAGAGATAGGTACACCACCGGGCGTACGGAGACAGTTTTTCAAGTTCGCTTTCAGCTCTTTTTGTCCCGGAGCCTCATATTTACTGTGCGAGTGTTGTACGGGACCGAACATTAAGTATGACTTAAACGTCATCTTAGTGATCGGGCCTTTACCACTCCCGCCATACATATGGGGTCCCGGGATAAAACGTTTGCTGACGCGAATTTGTGAAACTGTCTTCTCGGCTAATCTCCGAAGTTCTTTATGGACTAACATTGGTTCCCCTACCATCTTAACAATGGTGGACTTCTGACGTGTGATTGGATCTTTGATCCACACTACGCGGGGAGACCCACCTTTCTTTTGACGGTAGAGGATTGTTGTTAGCCCATCAAGAACTTCGGGCCCTGCTTTCCCTCCCTTCCGCACCGCTGCCGCTTGCCCCATTCGGAGTAGTGGTATGCTCACGTAGTGGTCACCATGTGGTATGATGAATTTTTCGCAAAAGACGCCATTCATTCCGATGAATGTCTTCTTTCGATTTAGCTTCATACCCATGGCTTCCACTACGTGAGCATAGGCTTCGAACTGGGCGGATGTCCATACACCCACTAGGTCGTCGCCGCAGATAGCGTAGGATTCCTTCGGGGCTCCTGCGCTATGTGCGGCGAAGGCACTGATGAGCGCCACCATAGTCCATCCGGGTCCAAGGCTCATTAGTGCACCGCATTTGATTTTCTCGATTCTACCGTTCCACTCAATGTCTAGGTTTTGTACAGCAGTCTTTACAGCGTCATCCCACCACTCTGGGCGGAAGCCTAGGTGGATTGGAAGACGACTGTAGAACCATTGTACAAAATCTACACTGAGCGGGTCGGTAGATTTCGAGAAGTCTGCGCTGTGCACTAATGCTCCTGGGGCGGATGGCTTAAGGTGGAGCTCGGTGTCACGTAAAGTGTCTCTAGTGGTATGGATTTTCTTAAGGAGGGGGATTGTTAAACGACTCAAGGACCTTGCAGCCCAGCTATGGTCTGCTCTGTGGAGAGCAGCAATTCTAATCTTGCCTGTCCCTTGCTCAGCAATGGGTAAGAGGCGGGCACGGTTAGAACGCTGTCCTCTCCGCATAGCATGCTTGTGCCAGGTTGCAAGGTCCACTTTCGAGTCGTTGAACGATTCCTCTCCGAGCGCTCGGCGGTGCGGGGTGTCTATTTTAACGGAAGAGACAAGAG